AAAATCCGGGGGACCCCTATTGTTTATTGTTTATTGTTCCAGTAGAAAGAATCCCAAATCATTGATAATCAATCACTTAAATTAAAACAGCAGTAAACAATGAGAAACAATAATAAACAATCATTGTTTCTCGATAATCGATTGAATATCAATGATTTAGGCCCTTGTAAACAATGTAAACAATAATTTAGGAGGAAAACCTGAATAGGAAATATGAGGGAAATTATGACCAATTTAGGAAATGAAAAATCACAAAATAGAGTGCACAGAAACATTGTTTACATTGTTTCTCCGGGGGTGATTTTAGGGCCTAACCCATTGGGTATCAATCACTTAGGTGAGAAACAATGAAAAATTTATTGTTTCTCTGCTATTTTTCCAGCATTTTATCGTAGTATTTGCAACAGAAGTATTGTATTTGTAGGGTAAACAAAAACAAACTACAATATGAAAACTATCACCTACACCAACAATCAAGGACTCGAACTCAAGATCAACAAATTCTCCTCCGGGCAGTTCAAATGGGCATTCAGCCTTACCTTCAACAACGGAGTCCACACCTTCTGCTACACCATGACGGAACTCAGGACCATCCTACTGAAAAACGGGATGACCCGGAAATGGGTAGCCAATGTAAAAGACAGGTTTGACCCCCCTCACGGAGGAGCACGTACTTATTAATAGGTACAGGATCCCCGGGGGATCCGAGATGGAGGTCTTCATCACCAGCCGAATCCCGTTCGTAAATATGATAGGAACCGGGTTGGACATGGGCTACATGAAACCCCAGCTCCTGGAGCATAAACTCAACCACTACGGGTTCAAACAGTTTTAATTCCCGGGACCCCAAAATAGGGGTCCCAACTTTTTTTCTCATTTTTCAATCAAAAAATTTTTCACTTCAAAAAACTTTTCTTATATTTGTGATACAAACAAAAGGATAAGACAATGGCAATTACAAATTACATCGACAGCAATGGTTTAAGACTTATGGTTGCTCAGCTTCCTTCGGGTGCTTTCGACCTCTATTTCAGTAACGGGATCATCTCCCCCTGCTACACACAAGAGGAGCTCCAGGACTTCCTCCAGAGGAATAACTTTCAGAAATGTTAACCCTCAATCAGGTAATGGAGTTGAAAAAATAGAACACGTAGAACATAAATTCAAGCCAACTATTATGGAAAAAAAATTCAACTGGGCCCTCCCGGCAGACCCGGACCCCAAATCGGACAACTATTACAACGGAATCGTATCCAAGGAGCTGAAAGACTCCAGCAATGTAGCGGAGACCCTCATTGGGGTTATCCGCAGAGAGTCAGTCAAGAATCAGTCTGATTTTGTCAATGAAGGGATTGAGACCATCCTTGACAGGTTAGGCATTAAAAGCGACAAGCCCCTCACGAGAAAGGAGAAACTCCTGGCTTTCATCGGGTTTAAGGCTGGCTTAATGTGGGAGGGATTGATGGAAATCCAGACAAGACCAGCTTCACCCGGCCCAATCAAAATGGTCATTACGGGGATTCTTAAAAACGGAAAAAAATGCTGATTTTATCGTAGTATTTACCGCAGAAGTATTGTATTTGTAGTGTAAACAAAAAACCTACACAACTATGAGAGCAATGAAATTAGTACTCATCGTCACTCGAATGGGATACATTGAGGGGGTCTTCACTTCCTTCAGAGCTTTGGCTAACTCCCGGGGAGCCACTCGAATCAACATTGAAGGTGAGTACGAGCCTTACACTGAGACTGAACTGAAAGACATTGCAGTTAACGGTCAGACCTTCACTTACTTCGGCAAGAAATGCAGAATATCAGCAAGAACCTTAAACATATAACTATTATGGAAAAGATTGAAGAATACGTAGTGTTCAAGTACGAAGACGAGTTCGGATTTCACTACATGATAATGGACAAGCTTCCAGGAGAGGGACCTACATACATGGAGCCCATCTCGTTCGGGAAGAAGATCAACCCCAACTGTACTCCGGGAGCTATCACTCGTCAGCCATTTTCGGAGGACGGCAAATCGGCTTATGTGCTCAACTCCAAATTCGTCCCCGTGGCGGGTTGGTGGCCAGGTAAGGGAGACGTTCTGGAGTGGCAGGAAAGGACCAGGGTTTACAGAGCCATCAAGGAACTGGAGAGGAAAGGAAAAGACCTCAAGCTCGAGAAAGCCATTGAGCCTATACGAGAAGCATACAATCGCCTCAGTCCAAGCAGAAGGAGTATGTTTATTGCTCAAGTGGTATATCTCCTCACTAAGTAAACAATTTTCACAAAAAAGATTGAAAAGTTTTTATACGTGGGAAAAATTGATTATATTTGGGATAAACAACATGGACAACACAATGACTATCAATCTCAGAGAACTAATCGAACAGAGGGGTCTAAGACTTCAAGAAGTGGCAGAATTTCTGTTCCCTGATAACCGGTTTCCCCGAGCAGCTCTCAACCGGGTCCTCAACGGAAAGACATTGCTGAACTCGGAGCAAGTCTCTCGGTTAGCAGCTTGGCTTGGAGTATCAGTCGACAACCTCTACAAAGGAGCATGGAGCTCCGAATTTAATGGAGAGACATGTATTCTGACAAACGGAAACTACAGAGCAGAGTTATCAGTCAAAACAGGAGAGACGAAGGTGTTCCATCTCGGGTCCTTGTTTCATGAAACTGTTCTCCATGACCCAGCTATACCTCTCAGCAAGTACATTGAACTTCTGAACACCATAATTAAAAATCATCAAGACAATGAAAGTAGAAATTAAGTTCGAGGCAAACCTCGAAGAGCCTCAGGGTCTCGAAATGGCCCGCAAAATCTGTCAGGTCATAGGATCAAATCCTGTAACAGTCAAGACGACTGACGTCAAGAAACCAGCTCCTGCACAGGACGTGATGAAGCCAGCTCCGGCTCCAGCTCCGGCTCCAGCCCCCAGAAAGACGGGGGAACCCGAACCCATGCCGATGGATGCGAACTCCTCTTTGGGTTCCGACCCCGCTGTCTCCATTCAGAACATCCGGACTCTCCTTGCAAGTAAGGTGGACAACAACCGCGAAACCATCCGGGCAAAGCTCACTGAATTGGGAGCGAAGAATGTGACGGGATTGGATGCCCGAAACTACGACTCGTTCTACGAATTCCTCAAAGCCCTTGCGTAATGGGAGCCCTGGATCATTCATCTCGTAAGCACGCTATGCTTTCGGCATCAAAGGCAGACCGGTGGATCAACTGCACCCCCAGTGCCAGACTGGAGGAAAAGGCTGAGGAAACCGGTAAGCCTTCCAAGTATGCCGAAGAGGGTACTCTGGCTCACGAGATGGCAGAATGTTACCTCCGAGCAAGGTTCCGCATAACGCCTGTTGACGTTACGTCTGCTGAACTCCGGAAGCTGAAGAAGAACGGCCTCTACACTGAGGACATGGATGAGCCCGTAATGGCTTATTGCCAGTACGTAACGGACCAATATACGGAAGCTCTACGGAAAACCAAAGACGCACTCGTTCTTCTGGAGGAGCGACTGGACTTCTCGGCTTGGGTCGAACAAGGATTCGGCACTGGAGACGCTTGCATTATCGCTGACGGGGTCATGGAGATCATAGACCTCAAGTTTGGCACTGGCGTGCCGGTTTTCGCTGAGAACAATGCTCAGCTGATGCTGTATGCTCTTGGGGCATTGTCCAAATTTGAGATGGTCTACGACATCAACATGGTAAAGTTGACTATCGTCCAGCCCCGGCAGGGTCGAATCTCGTCATGGGAGATTACCCCCAAAGACCTCTACAAATGGGGTGAGGAGGTAGTGAAACCCAAAGCAGCTCTCGCTTACTCCGGGGAGGGGGAACTCCAAGTCGGGCACTGGTGCAGGTGGTGCAGAGTCAAAGCTTTGTGCCGCAAAATGGCAGACCACAATCTTGACTTGGCCAAACACGAGTTTAAAGAGCCCGAACTCCTGACCACTGAGGAGCTCGCTCAGATTTTCGAGCAAGCCCCCATGCTCCAAGAATGGGTAAATGCTGTATCTGAGCACCTGCTCTCCAAAGCCATCTCGGGCGAGAAGATCCCGGGATATAAGGTAGTCGAAGGAAGGTCAATACGGAAATGGACTGACGAGAGTGCAGTTCAGGAAGTTCTTACCGCATGCGACTACACCCCGGATCAGTTCCAAGTTGTCAAACTGGCCGGGATCCCGGCTATCGAGAAGCTCCTCAAAAAGGACTTCGATTCACTGGTCGGGGACCTCGTCATCAAAGCTCCTGGCAAACCCACTCTCGTCCCTGAGTCTGACAAACGTCCGGCAATGGGCATAGAACAAGCAAAACTCGATTTTTCTAATAACTAAACTTCACAACTATGAGTGCAACAACCAAAGTAGTAACCGGCAAAGTTCGGTTCAGTTACGCCAACGTATGGGAACCCCGGGCAATGGAGGGTTCCGACCGAGCAAAATACTCGGTGTCCATTCTCATCTCGAAGACTGACTCGGCAACTCTGGCTCGGGTCAAGGAAGCCATCGACACGGCTCTCAAAGAAGGCATCGCCAAATTGGGCGGCAAGATTCCCCCGACGTGGAAGAACCCCCTCCGCGACGGGGACACCGAAAGACCGGACAATCCGGAGTATGCTGGGCACATGTTCGTCAATGCCAACTCGGACAACCGTCCTGGCATCGTGGACATCAACCTCAACCCCATCATCGAAAGAGAGGACTTCTACTCTGGATGCTACGGCCGGGCGTCGATCAACTTCTACGTCTTCAACACGAATGGCAATAAAGGCGTTGCTTGCGGGTTGAACAACCTCCAGAAGTTGGCTGACGGAGAACGTCTCTCCGGGGGATCTTCGGCAGAGGAGGACTTCGGCCAGAACCCGTGGGACGACGACCTTATGTAGGTTGGTATGCTGGGACTTACTTGGGATTAGGGGTTCGAATCCCCGCCCAGCAACAAATTTAACAATAATCAACATGCCGAGACGCTTATATTTCGATACCGAAACATATAGCCCGGAGGACATTAAATCCACGGGCGCCTATAAATACATAGAATCGGGGGACTTTCAACTCCTTATAGTGTCTTTTGCCTTTGACACCTCTCCCGTTCAGGTGATTGATCTGGCCAAAGGAGAGGAGCTCCCCGATTACTTCGTTTCTGCTTTAACTGATCCGGGGATCGAGAAATGGGCGCATAACGCAGTATTTGAGAGACTCGTATTTAAGCGTATAGGACTACCCATCCCGATTGATCAATTGTATTGCTCAATGACCAAAGCGGCCTATTGCGGACTGCCTTTGGCTTTGGATGAACTCTCCAAAGCTTTGGTCCTCGGGGAGCACGGGAAGAAGTCGACCGGTAAAGCTTTAATCCGGTTTTTCTGCTCCCCGTGCAAGCCAACCAAGTCCAACGGGATGAGGACTCGGAACATGCCGGACGACGACCCGGGCAAGTGGAACGAGTTCAAGACGTATGCCGAATATGACGTGATTGCCGAACGCGACATCGTGGAACAGCTGGACCAATTCCCATTCCCGGAGTTCGAACGCCGGAACTACCTCGTAGACCAAAGCATCAACGACCGGGGGATCCTGATAGATCTCGACATGGCCGGGAACGCCATCTCTTTCGACGAGGTATACACGGAGGAGATGACTGACCGAATGAAGGAACTGACAGGCTTGGATAACCCGAACAGCTTGGCCCAGTTGAAGACGTGGCTTAGCACTAATTTCGGGCTCAACTTCCCTGCACTGGGAAAGCCCGAAATTCTCGAATATTTGAAAAACAATCCGGAGGCTCCCGATCTGGTCAAGGAGGTCCTCGCTGGTCGGCTTGCACTGTCCAAGACTTCAACTAAGAAGTACATTGCAATGCTCAACTGCGCTGCCAAAGACAGGAGAGCTCACGGGTTATTCCAGTTTTACGGGGCCAACAGAACAGGACGTTGGTCGAGCCGAATGATCCAGCTCCAGAACCTCCCCCAGAATCACATGAAGGACTTGGACTTCGCCAGAAGCATGGTAGAGAAAGGAGACTACGACCTTATCGAAATGTGTTACGGCAATATCCCGGATGTTTTGTCCGAGCTCATCCGAACAGCCTTCATAGCCCCGGAGGGGAAAATGTTTGCAGTAGCCGACTTTAGTGCTATTGAGGCCCGGGTCCTGTCCTGGTTAGCCCAGGAGAAATGGCGACTCGACGTCTTCAACACCCATGGCAAGATCTACGAGGCATCAGCATCACTCATGTTCGGGGTCCCCATTGAGCAGGTTACGAAAGGATCGGACCTCAGACAGCGGGGCAAGACGGCAGAATTGGCACTCGGATATGAGGGGTCGGTCAACGCAATGGAGAAGATGGACAAAGAGAAGAAGCTGTCCAAAAAGGAAATGTACTCCATCGTAGCTCTTTGGCGTCGAGCCAATCCTAAAATCGTTGAGTTTTGGGCTGAGGTGAACGAAAAGGCCATTGAGTGCGTCCAGACCAGAAAGACTAAAAAGGTAAGTTGCCTCGTATTTGAACATGACGGAACCAATCTGACAATAGCCCTCCCAGCGGGGAGAAAATTATACTACAGAAATCCCCGGGTGAGACCCAACAGGTTCGGGCAGACTGGCATTGTCTATGACGGCATGGTCCAGTCAGTAGGATGGACTGAGGTAGAGACTTACGGGGGCAAACTGGTGGAGAACATAGTCCAGGCAATCTCCCGGGATCTTCTCGCCGAAGCAATGTACAGACTAAGCATTATGAAAGACTTCGAAATAGTAATGCACGTCCATGATGAAGCTATTGCAGAGGTAGATGAAGACCGAGCCGGGGATTGTCTGGAGACTATGTGTAGAGTTATGGGGGAGGATCTTCCTTGGCTGAACTGCTTGCCAATGGGATTGCCTCTCAAAGCAGACGGATACGTTACTAAATTTTATAAAAAAGACTAATGACATACGATGGGGAACTTGACATTGCAATCGGACTGAGTGCAAGATCAAAAGTATGGAGCAACAAGAAACTGAAATGGTCTGAATTGGTCAGTCGACTCGGGGAGGAGAATAAGACCACTGAAACATTCAAGGAATTTGTTTCTGCAAGCAAGGAGGACCAGCTCAAAATAAAGGACGTAGGTGGATATGTCGGGGGCTACCTGAGAGGAGGCAAAAGAAGTCCGGCCAATGTGGTCCACAGACAACTGATGACCCTCGACTTGGACTTTGCCCACAAAGACCTCTGGGACGACTTCACTCTCCAGTTTGACAATGCAGCTGTTCTGCACGGGACTCACAAACACTCAGATGCGTCTCCTCGGTACCGACTAATAATGCCACTGAGCAGAGAGGTCACGGCTGATGAGTATGTGGCCATAAGCCGAAAAATTGCCGGGATAATCGGGATAGACCTTTTCGACAATTCAACCTTCGAGACCAACCGACTCATGTTCTGGCCTTCTACGCCGAAGGACATGGACTACTATTTTAAGGTCCAAGACGGTCCATGGATTGATGCTGACGAGGTCCTCAACTCCTATGCCGACTGGAAAGATTCGTCACTTTGGCCCACAGCTTCGTCCCGTTTCGAAGCTGTCGACAGAGCCGTTAAGAAGCAGGAGGACCCAACCATAAAGAGGGGGCTCATAGGAGCGTTCTGTAGGACGTACTCCATACCCGAAGCAATAGAGACCTTCCTCTCCGACACCTATGTCCCGTCAGCATTGGAAGACCGATACACTTACACAAAAGGCAGCGCCTCGGCTGGTCTGATCGTGTATGAGGACAAGTTCGCTTATTCCCATCATGGAACTGACCCGTGTGGGGGTAAACTTTGCAATGCGTTTGACCTGGTCCGCATACACAAATTCGGCCACCTTGACGACAAGGTAAAGAACCCCTCGTCGAAGTTGCCAAGTGTGTCAGCAATGGAGGAGTTCGTGCGCAATGACCCCGACACTAAGACAACCATTGCCAACGACCACATCAACAGTGCCAAGTACGAGTTTGCCGATCCAGAGCATGATCGGACTCAGGAAGAAGTAGTCGAAAAGGAGGTTGACCCGGAGGCTGAGAGCGTCGAGTGGATGAAGGAGCTGGAGGTTGACCCCCGAGGAGCATACCTCTCGTCGGATGCCAACCTCAACCTCATATTTGCAAACGACCCCAGACTCAAAAGACTGTTCAGACAGAACGACTTTGACGGGAAGAGGTACGTTTTCGGGAATCTCCCGTGGCGTCGGGTTGTTAAGCCGGAGCCGGTCAAGAACGTAGACTACTCCGGGGTCCGGAACTATTTGGGTTGCGTATATGGAATAACGTCCTCGCTAAAGATCGACGATGCCATGGCTCTGGAATTTGAACGCAACCACTTCCACCCGATTCTGGACTACCTCAATGACCTCAAATGGGACGGGACCCCACGGGTAGACAAGCTCCTGATTGACTACATGGGGGCTGACGACAATATCTACTCTCGCGAAGCCATCCGCAAGATGCTGGTTGGAGCAGTTGCCCGAGTTATGAACCCCGGGGTCAAATTCGACCTTGTGCTTATGCTCGTAGGACCTCAAGGATCCGGCAAAAGTACGTTCATCAAAAAATT